CGTGGGTAAGGTTGCAGGCGACCTGATCACCACTGACAAAGAAAAGATGGAAATGGAGATCGAGCAGCGCAAACTTGATCTTGAAGAGAAGCGCATTGACCAAGCTACAGACCTAGCGCAGATTGAGGTTAACAAGATTGAAGCTGCATCATCCAGTGTGTTTGTTTCTGGCTGGAGGCCCGCCATTGGCTGGATCGGTGTAGCGGCTATGGGCTATCAATTTTTGCTGTATCCGCTGTTCCAGTGGGCATGGAAATACTTGCAAGCTATGGGTTGGGTTCCAGTAGGCATGGATCCTCCACCAGTGCTTGAAGCCGACCAATTGTGGGTTATATTATCAGGCATCTTAGGCATTGCCGGTATGCGTTCTTTTGAGAAGACCAAAGGCGTGGCAAGCAAGTAATATATCTTTATTTTTAAAAGGGGATTAAAATGGCATCAAGTAAGCCTGTTTGGGAAAAACAACGGCCAAAATCATTAGGTAAGCCTAAGCCTCTTTCGCCGCAGAAAAAGTCGGCAGCAAAAGCAAGAGCCAAAGCAGCAGGCCGACCTTATCCTAATTTGGTTGATAACATGGCTATGGCTAGGAAGCGGAGCAAGTAAGCATGACAACTGCCGCGGTAATGACCTATGACTCCTTGGTGGAGAACATCCAGTCTTATCTGGAACGTACAGACGCCGCCACTTTGTCAAAGATCCCTCTTTTCATTATGTTGGCTGAGCAGATCATTGCTAGCCAGATTAAGTTCCTAGGTAACTTAACAGTCAACACCAGCACCATGACAGCTGGTCAAGCCACCATTGATAAGCCTGCGCGTTGGCACAAGACTGTTTCCATGAACGTAACAGTAAGTGGCGATCGTCAGCCTGTGCTGCTTCGTAAGTACGAGTACCTTCGTAGTTACTGGCCTGACCCCACCACAACAGGCACGCCTTTATATTACTGCGACTACGACTACACGCACTGGATGGTAGCACCTACCCCTAGCTCAGCCTACGACTTTGAGGTACTCTATTATGAACGAGTACAACCTCTGGATTCATCAAACCAAACCAATTGGTTTACCACCTACGCCCCGCAAGCTTTGCTCTACGGGTCCCTCTTGCAAGCTATGCCGTTCCTCAAGAACGATGAGCGTATGCCAATGTGGCAGCAAAACTATGATTTGATTATGCAAACACTAATGGCAGAAGATAAGCTTCGCATTGCAGATCGTCAAGCCATAGCCGTTGATAGTTAAGGACTAACATGAGTTATAACTCACCATTTACAGGCAATGTCATTCAGCCAACGGACGTTTCTTACCGTGCCGTTACGTTAAGCGCAAATACGCAGCTGAATTGGCCAATCAATGGCAATGCCACAGACGACTACGCTGCTCGTATTATGCAGGTTACGGCAACAACTGCAGGCCTTAGCCTGTATATGCCGCCTGCCAATCAGGCCTCGGTTGGTCAAGACGCGTTGATTCGCAACGTTGGGGCTAATACTTTTACTGTCAAAGACTTCGCAGGCACCAATACAATTATTTCTGTTGCTGCAGGTGAGTCCAAGTATGTCTATATAACTGCAAACCCTACAACCACAGGCACGTGGGGGACTATTGCCTTTGGCACCGGAACATCTTCAGCAGACGCTGCCACGTTAGCCGGCTACGGTTTAGTTGCAAGCGGGACAACGCTGAATCAAAGCCATCCAGCTTTAGCACTTGTAAATGCTGGAACCTTTGCCGTAACAGATAGAGCTCAAACCTCTGTTTGGTCCGGCGGTGCGGGTACTTATACACTACCATCTGCGTCGTCATTAGGCAATAACTGGTTTACGCTGTTTAAGAACAGTGGCACGGGATCCATGGTGATCTCTGCATCAGACAATATTGACGGGTCTTCTACAAAAACTTTTGCGCCTAACGAGTCTGCGTTTATTGTTAGTACTGGTGTTACATACATCACAGTTGGCTACGGGGTTAGCAATCAATTCTTTTACACCTCATTGGTTAAAGGCGTAACCTCTGGTTCATACACTTTAACTTCAAGTGAAGCAACCAATACAATTCAGACTTACACAGGCACGTTAACAGGCAATGTGACCATTGTTTATCCACCAGTGGTAAACCTGTATGTGATTCAAAACTCAACAACTGCAGGTGGTTATAGCTTTACAGTTGGCACGGGCACTGGAACATCTGTTGTAATCCCTTCTGGCCAACAGGTTACCTTGGCTTGTGATGGCACTAACTTTTTTAACGCCAATACCACGCAGGCCGGTTCAATTACTACCTTAAGTTTGGCTGATGGCAATGTTGGGGCGCCATCTTTAAACTTTGGCAATGAAACAACTACAGGCGTATACCGCGCAAGCGCTGGTCAATTTAACACTGCAATTTTAGGGACTCTTCGCTCTACGCTGTCTGCTACGGGTCTAGCGATTGTTGGTACTGGTAACTTTACTGGTGGTGTATCTGGGGGCACCTTCTAATGACCAAAAAGGTCTTTGCCTTAGATACTAAGCCCGGGATTCAACGGGATGGTACTACACTTGATGCCGATGCATACGCTGATGGTCGTTGGGTAAGGTTTCAACGCGGCAGACCTCGTAAAGTTGGTGGCTATAGACAAATCACTGCCAATTTGTCAGGCCCCTCACGTGGTGTGTATGTTAACCCGCAGCAAAGCTTTAACAACGTATTTAGTGGGCATTCACAAGGTTTGCAACTTTTGCCTATCAGCAATACCGGTATAGGCGCGGGTATTACCGATATGACACTGTCGGGTTTTACATCAAACGACAATAATGTTTGGCAGTTTGACACCTTCTTTGATGGCACAGGCTCAGGTAATAACTTACTGCTTGCGCATCCAGGGCAGAATCTTACGCTGATTGACAACAACACTAACACGCCAGTTCTTGGTGGCAACATCACAGGCACAAGTTTAGCGCCTATTGGCGTGTTTACTGCTGTTGCAGCAACTATTACCAATACTTCAGCCACTATTACTATGGCTGCAGTAAATACACAAATTGGCGCAGGCCAGTTAGTGACAGGCACAGGCATCCCATCAGGCGCTACTGTCGTGTCCATTGCGTCCACAACATTGATAATCTCAGCACCTGCAACTGCTACAGGCTCTAGCATTACACTAACCTTTGATAATCAAGTCTCTGTCTCAGGCGGTGTGGTATCTTTGCACCCTTACGTGTTTGTTTATGGCAATGATGGTCTAATTAAGAACTGTTCAGCTGGAAATGTGAATGATTGGGTATCTGCTGATGCCAACGAGGTCTCAGTGGCCACCGGCAAGATTGTCCAAGGATTACCTGTACGTGGCGGCTCGAATGCACCATCGGGCCTCTTTTGGAGTTTGGATTCTTTAATTCGTGTTTCATTCATTGGTGGCTCAGGCTCACCTCCACAATACTGGAGGTATGACCTTATTACAAGCCAGTCATCTATCCTCTCGAGTCAATCAGTAATTGAATATGACGGCGTGTATTACTGGTGTGGGGTTGATAGATTCTTGCTTTACAACGGCGTTGTGAAAGAGATTCCCAATGCTTTTAACCAAAACTACTTTTTTGATAACCTGAATTACGCACAGCGTGAAAAGATTTGGGTATCTAAAGTTCCACGTTTTGGCGAGATCTGGTGGTTCTATCCCGAAGGCAACGCCACGGAGTGCACTAACGCTGTTATTTTTAATGTGCGTGAGAATGTGTGGTACGACGCAGGCTTTGCGCAAGGCGCTCAGCGATCTGCAGGTTTCTTTTCACAAGTATTCCATTACCCCATTGCGGCGGAGTGGAATATCAACGAGATTGGCGGCGTTAATGGCGTGACAATCACGACAGCTGGTTCTGGTTATACCAATGGCACTTACACTAACAAAGCATTAACAGGTGGAAGTGGCTCATATGCCACCGCCACGATTGTAGTTGCTGGTGGCATTGTGACTTCTGTCACGATCTACGCTAAAGGTAAGAATTACGCCGTAGGCAATACGTTGTCAGCAACACTTCCAGCCGGTGCAGGTCTAGTTATTACTGTAACTTCAGTGGTTAACTTTGTATCTTTGTGGCAGCATGAGATTGGGACCGACGCCGTACAAGACACTACAGTTTTGGCCATTGAGTCGTACTTTGAAACTAATGACCTAGGTTTGGTTGGAGGTGGGCCTTCGCAGCCTAATCCTATTGGCGAAAACAGATGGTTAAGATTAGAGCGTGTTGAGCCTGACTTTATTCAAGACGGCGACATGGATTTGTATGTAACGGGTCGACCATTTGCGCAATCTGCTGATGCAACTTCTGACGCTTACCCGTTTAGCCCAACGACCGGCAAGATTGATATGCGTGAGCAGCGTCGTGAGTTACGATTGAAATTCGTATCTAATGTGGCAGGCGGGGATTACCAAGTAGGTAAGATCTTGCTAGATGCAGATGTTGGAGATTCAAGACCTTATGGCTAATCCGCTTAACGTTGCTCAGGTCTACGACCCTAGGTATCATACCTTTGAGTCGTGGGGCTGTCTTATGTGTGAGCTTTACGCTACACAGCAACTAGCTATTCCTGATGCCAACACTGACTGGAAAGAGTGGGCATCAGGTTTAAAAGCTATTGACGTGTTTACCAATGAGGGTATTCCCGGACCGTATCAATTTGATGATTGGCAAGAATGGGCTGAGCAGCTTGTCAACTCTGTTAACCCAGCAACGAGCTAATTATGGCAGTTTCTAGTCAACAAATTCTTGATTTCTTAAATGCCAATCCCGGCATGAGTGATGCTGACATCGCATCAAACATGGCTACGTATGGCGTTTCACCGGCGCAAATGGCTGCGGCTACTGGCGCGTCTGAAAATGACATTGTTGCACGTGTAGCGGCTACTCTTCCTCCTAATCAAGCTGTATTGCTTGGTGACACATGGGTTCAAACTGTAAACCAAATAATTGGTTCTGGTGAAGATCAGCAAGTAGGCGCTTTAGAAAATGTTATTACCTACAAGACTACTGGCGGCATTAATGACGCAGTAGCAACGGGTACTGATGTTAATCAATACTCCCCTACTGGTGAATATCAACAAACAACACAAACTCAAGAAGTAAAAGACTACACCAATCAAATCATTGGATTGGCTGCTGCTTATTTTCTTCCTGTTATTGGCGCTGAAATTGCATCAACACTTGGTGTGTCTACAACAACAGGCACGGCAATTGCCAATGCTACTTTACAAGTAGCGCAGGGAACTCCATTAGATAAGATTGTAGAGAATACGCTTAAATCGCAATTTACAGGTGGCATCTCCTCTGTTGTAAATACTGAAGTATTAAGCGCGTTATCTAACGTTGTTGATAATCCATTTTTGCAAACAGTTGTTAACAACGCAGCAACAGCTGTAACTAACGCCGCGGTAACAGGCAATTTAGACAATGTTGGCACCACGCTTCTTGGCTCTGTTGTAGGCACAACGGTTACAGCACAGACAGGGGATGCAGCATTAGGCACTGCAGCCGCTACTTTAACTACGACAGGGAGTGTAGCAGCAGCTGCAAATGCGTATGCAGGAGCTACAGGCTCAAGTACTGCAGCTGCAAATAAAGCAGTTACTGCATTACAAAACTCTGATGTGGTTACAGCTGGCACAACTGGTGCAACTAATCTTACTAACACGCTTGCAGCTACTAATACAACAGGTACAGGCGCTCTTAGCACAGTTGGTACGGGCCCTTTTAGTCTTGCAACTAAAGATATTGTGTCTTCCATTACTGATGGCGGCGGGGCGTTAAGTACTATTACTGGCACACCTAATATTTTAGAAGATGTTAGCAACTACACGGATGAGTTTGGCAACTACGATGCGGCGGTTGCAGCAAACGCAGCAGCAGTTACAAAGCCTACGTCGTTTAACGACACGTTTGCAGCCAACCGCTTGGCTTTTGGCCCTAATCAAACATTTACGTGGACTAACCCTGCAACAGGCGTAACCGGCACATACACAACAGGCACTGCAGAAGAAGCTACAGCAGCTGCAGATGCTAAAATTAATGCATTGAATGCTGCTAACTTGTCTACGGTAACTAACGCGTCAGGCACAGTTGCTGCGCAAAATGACGCAGCTGCAAGGGCCATTGCAGGTGGGCCAAATGAGTACGCATCAGAAACAAACAAACTATATGCGCAAAATGATGCATTAGTTGCGGCTAAAGCTGCGCAAAACGCCAATGCTACTAAAGCTGTTATCAATAATATTTTTGGAGAAGGCACAACTGCTGCAGCCATTGCGCAGCAAGGCTTGTCAAATGTTACGCAAGCTGTAGGCGGAATTCAAGAGTTTATTGGCGGATCAGCATCAGCAGTAGGTCTAACAGGCCCTGTCAATGCATTGACAAACGCGGGTCAAATGGCTTCGCGCACAGGCTCTGAATTGCAACTTGAATCAGTCAATGCAGCCAACCAAAACGTTATTCAAGCTGTTAATGACGCGCAAGGGGTAGGCAATAAGATTGTTGCAGGCGTAAAAGCTGTCTACAATAACCCGCTGTCTCTTAACATGGCAGCTGTTGAGGTTATTCAAGAAGGCTTGCCAATCGGTCTAGGATTGACGGTCCTTAAATACGCAAGTAAGTTTGCCGCCGTAGGTATTACTTTGGCTTCAGACGCTATGGAATCTGGCGGTGCAGCTTACAATGATAAATACAGAGAAGCTAGAGCTGCAGGCAAAACTGAAGCACAAGCTGACAAAGAAGCAACAACAGCATTTCAAGTGGCTGCTGCAGTTACGGTTGCCACGGGCGGTGTGGCAGATGCAGCCTTGGTTAGCAAAGTAAGCAACGCTTTAAGCAAGGCAACAACTAAAGCAGGTTCTAGTTTTACCAAGGAAGGTACTACAGATCTTATTGAGGCTTTCACAACCGATGTTCTTACCGATGTTGCCTTAGGCAGACCAGTAAATATTAACAAGTCACTTACACAAGGCGTAGTTGAAGGTCTTGTTGCAGGTAAAACCTCATCCGCTGTTGAAGTCTCAAACATTCAAAAGGTTATTGCAGATACAAATACCACGCTTAATGAAGAGCTTGGCAAAGCAGGTATTGCATCAACCGATGGCTCAGGTCGCATTAACGCATTAGTGGACACAGCAACTGGGCAGTCAGTAGTTAACGACGCAAGTGCGCAAACACTAGCTACTATTGGCGAAGCTAACTCAAACTTGAATCTTACAAGCGCAGGTATGCAATATGCGCAAGACAATAACATCTCTGTAGCTGAGGTTAATGACAGCATCAACGCTTGGCTGGATGCCAACCCTAATGCCACGCAAGCAGAAGTTGGCGCCGCAATGTCAGAAGCAGGCTTAAATTTAAGCGATGTCAGTGCTGCTATTGCGTCAAAGAATCAAGCAGCAACTACAGTTGCAAATACTGGTGCGCTATCCACAGTTGGTGGCGGCACAGCAACAACGGGCACTGGAGCGCTGTCAACAGCCGGAACTGGCTCAGCTACTACAACAGCAGGCACAGGCGCATTAACAACAGCTACAACTGGAACAGGCGCACTTACGACGCCAGCAGGAACTGGAGCCGCTTCAACAACAGCTAGCACAGGGTCGCAATTAACAACAGACGCAGCACTACAGGCTGAGGCACAAGCAAGAGCTGATGCTATCTCAAATGCTGCTGCACTATTTTCAGCTAATGCTAAAACCACAGCTGATGCTGCCACTGCTGCACAAGTTGCAGCTGATGCTGCCGCGGCTACTGCTGCCGCAAATGCCAAAGCTGCTGCTGAAGCCAAGGCTTTAGCTGATGCTGCTGCTGCGCAAGCTGCCGCCGATGCTAAGGCTTTAGCTGATGCTGCCGCGGCTGCGGCAACTGCTGATGCTGCTACTAAAGCTGCTGCTGAGGCTGCTGCCAAGGCTGCTGCGGATGCCGCTACACAGGCTGCTGCTGAGGCTGCAATTGCCGCTGAGGCTAAGGCTGCTGCGGATGCTAAGGCTGCTGCGGATGCTGCTGCTGCTATACAAGCTGCAGCTGAGGCTAAGGCTGCTGCTGATGCTAAAGCTGCTGCTGATGCGCAGGCTGCAATTGATGCTGCTGCCGCTGCTAAGGCAGCTGCTGATGCCAAGGCTGCTGCCGACGCGGTTGCTGCTGCCGAAGCTGCTGCTGCTGCCACAGTAACCAGCACCCCAACAACAAATACCACATTAGCAGCTCTGACTGCTGCCAAGGCTGCTGCCGACGCCAAAGCTGCTGCGGATGCTAAAGCCGCTGCCGACGCCAAAGCTGCCGCGGATGCTAAAGCCGCTGCTGACGCGCAAGCCGCGATTGATGCGCAAGCCGCGATCGATGCAAACGTTACAACTAACCCTACTGTTTTAACTAACCCGTTGGCCACTGTTACTGCAACACCAACTGTTACAACTACTCCAACTGTTACAACTACACCAACAGTAACTACCACGCCTGTTGTCAACGCAGACATACCTACACTCACAACGCCTACAATACCTACAGGTAGTTTGCCAGTAACACCTCCCGGAGTTGTTACGCCTCCACCCGGAGATGTAATACCACCTACAGTTATATCTACGCCACCAACTGATACGACAACGCCGCCAACCATTACAACCACGCCTACAGACCCTACAAAACCTACAACGCCTACAACTAAGACGCCAACTACAAAGACGCCTCCTAAAAAGGAACAGCAAACTGGGGCGCTTGGCGCTGTTACAACACCAACAAGCACCGGCGCGCTGCCCGGGACTTTAACACCAACAATGCTGGCGGGTGCATCTATTAAGGACGACTCTGGAATGACGCAACTTGCGCAACTCTACCCGCAATTGGCTAACGTTGACCCCAAGCTATTGCAAGTTTTGACAGGGCGTATTAAGCCCGCTACGGCAGAGGCCGATGAAACTGCTGAAGGCACCAGCTTTGTAGGGTCTAAGCTTGCAGGCACCCCATCTCCCGGGAATCCTGTAAGTGGCAATGACAATAGCACTATGATCCCAGGAATGGACACAGGCAACTTAACAGCTGCTGGCTTAAAGTATCTTGGTGGAAGCCCGTTGGCAGGCTACGCCAGAGGCGGTCAAGTAGAGCATATTCCCGAGTTCATCACAGGAAAGACCGGCAATTACGTGCAGGGTGCAGGTGATGGTCAGTCAGATAGC